GATCTGCAACCGGGAGGCGACAAAGGTATAGACCTCGATCCAGAGTGTCGCCGGTCTCACAGATTCTACCTGGAACGCCGCGAAGAGATGGACGCCGGCGCAGAGGTCTCAAATCCGAACCGGTTCGAGGCGTCAGTCGTGCCATGCGTGATTGGTTGTGACGGCGCGGAATTGATGAGCCGTATCAACCCTGAGGATCTCGCTAAGAAAGAGGTCTCCGCTCTCCAGCACTACTTCAACAAGGTGGTCGCACTGGACCAAGAGAAGGTCTCGACTGAGTACGACAACGACCCGCCCGAAGAATCGGCCATCGTTGAGAGCGGACTGGCTCCGACGCGCATTCAGAAGCAGCTCAACGGACTTGGCCGGCGTGTGATACCAAACGGCGCAACGCTACTCACGCAAGGCATCGACGTTCGCAAGCGAGCCTTGCATTGGGTGATTCGCGCGTGGACTGCGGACGGATCGTTCCACACGATCGACTATGGCGTTCACGAAGTCGTCGGCACGCAGTACGCAGTCGACGAAGGCGTTGACGTCGCGGTGATGAACGCGATTTGCGATCGGTATGAAGCCACGAAAGACACCGAGTATCTAACCGAGGAAGGCGGGCGAATGCCGGTCGATCTGACTCTCGTTGATGCCGGGTGGAAGACCGACGCTGTGTACGCCGCCTGCATGAAGATCGGCGCTGGTATCATGCCGGTGATGGGCTTCGGCAAGTCGTCCGGCTGTACTCAAGCTAATTTCCACGAGCAGCAGCGCAACACGAAAGACAAGAAGCCGGGCGACGGTTGGTTTCTCTCACGCCGCAAAGCTCTGTGGCTGGTATGCGCCGACACTGACCGATGGAAAGGTTGGGAGCACGATCGCTGGATGACCAAGCCCGGATCGCTCGCTTGCGGCTATATGTACGGTCGGCAGCACGACAATCCCGAGTATCTATCGCAGGACTCGAAGGACCATCACGCCTACGCGCGCCACATCTGCAACGAGAGCGAAGTCGAGGAGCCGCACAAAGGCACGATCCGCCGGGCGTGGAAAGCTAAGAGTGATAACACACACTGGCTCGACGCGAGCTATTACGCCGACGTGGCGGCCAACATCAGAGGTGTGAAAACGGCGAGCTCGATGGCCGCGCAGATACCACAGAAGAAAGACCCGACGCAACGCAAGTCTCTCGCTGAATTAGCCGGGAGGCGCGCTTGAGTGAATCACTACCGAGCGGCGGCCGAACGCCGCCACATCTCAGGATGTCGCTGGCCGATATTGTGCGGCAGACGAGTGGCGCGAGCGGGTGCCGGTTCTGCGCGTGTAACGATTTCCGAGTGATCAGCAAGAACGCTGAAGGACAGGTAACGGAGTGTTGTCGCAACTGCAAACGAGGAGTGCGTACTAGATATGAGCAAGCCGAGAGCGAAGGGGTTTAAGTGTCCGAAGTGCGGTTGCACGAGGCTGCGAGCGTTGCACACGGACCAGAAAAAAGACCACATGCGGCGCGTTCGTGAATGCAACGAATGCGGCGCTCGCGTGGAGTGTCAGGAGCGGATCGTCGGGCTGATCAAGCGGGTGAAGGCGGTGTAAATCGCATACCTCAAAAAGTAATACCGCCTAGCCCCCAACGGCATCGGTAAAGAATAGCGCAGCATGTCTTGAGTGTTGAAATTGCGAGTGTATCAACACACGCATAATGACCGCCGCCGAAACGCAACTCGCCGCTGAATTGCTCAAGTCGAAAACCGTCAAGGTTGGCGACCAGGAAATTACGCGTCGTGAACTCGGCGAGATTCTTGATGTCGTCAAATATGAGCGGTCGGTGAGCGCGACGATTGCCGCCAACCCGTGGTCATGCCTGCAACGGCGCAAGATCGTGCCGGGAGGTGGTGGCCAATGACTACCGCCGTCTCGCGTATCCTTGGTCCGAATGGGTCGCCGCTTCCGGCTACTACTCGGCCACGCCCTGAACTTGCCAGCGCGATGCTACACACTCGCCGCCAGAATCGTCCCTCGATCGAGGCACGGTATGACGCTGCCAGTTCATCGACCGAGTTCGCCAACTATTGGGCGAACGCCGATGCTCTCGATGCGGACTCCGCGAATAGCAAGGGCGTCCGCACCACGCTGGTGAAGCGGTCACGGTATGAAGCCGCCAACAACGGCTACGTCGACGGCATACTCCAGACGCTGGCTACCGACATTATCAGCGTCGGGCCGAAGCTCCGGTTGCGCACGAAGAACAAGGCGTTCAATCAAGCCGTCGAGACCGTGTGGAATCAGTGGGCAACGCGAGTTCAATTGCGCCGCAAGCTATGGTGCATGGCTCACGCGAAAGTGCAAGACGGTGAAGCATTCGGCATTCTCAAGACGAATCCGAAAGTGCGGCATCCGGTCAAGCTGGACATCGTGCTGGTAGAGACCGAGCAGGTCACGTCGCCGTATGGGAGCCTCGTCAAAGAAGGCCACATAGACGGCCTGACATTTGACGAGTTTGGCAATCCGGATGTCTACGAGGTTTTGAAGTATCATCCTGGCGGGCAATTCTCCGGTTATCGCTCCGGCGATCACGAGCGTGTGCCCGCTAAATACATGCTGCACTGGTTCCTGATGCGCCGTCCTGGGCAACGCCGAGGTGTGCCAGAGCTACGGTCAACCCTTCAGGTCGGTGCGGCGTCTCGTCGATGGCGAGAGGCCACGGTAGCAGCCGCAGAAACAGCGGCTGATATCGCGGTCTGGATGAGTACCACGCAACTCGCTGATAGCACTGCCGACGAATTGCGACCGATGGATTCGTTGCCGTGGGAGAAGCGTCAGGCGATCGCTGCGCCGATGGGCTGGGAGCCCACGCAGATGAAAGCTGAGCATCCGAATGCTACCTATGAGGCATTCAACAAAGCTCAGATCAGCGAACTCGGTCGCCCGAAAGGCATGCCGTATAACAAAGCGGCTTGCGATAACACCGGCAATTCATTTTCGGGCGGCAAGCTCGATCAGCTCACGTACTACGCGATGCTAGACGTTGAGCGCGAGGATTGTTCCGACACTGTGCTCGACAAGGTGTTTGACCTGTTTTGGGAGGAAGCTATTCTCGCCTACGGCTGGAACGCCGACCCGGCAGAGGCACCGCTGCATACGTGGGACTTCCCGAAGCATCCGGTCGCCGATGCGGTATCAGAGTCGCAAGCCAACGATATCAACCTGCGAAATGGTTCGCTCAGTCTGTCGCAGCTCTACTCAGAGAATGGCCAAGACTTCGAAGACGAACTCTCGCAAGAGGCTGAGGATTACGGCGTCAGCGAAGACGAAATGCGCAAGATTCATCGCAACGCGTTATTCAACGACAAAAACCAGCAAGCGTCGATGGAGCAGGCGGCGAATCAATCCGCGCAACGCGTTGCGCCTCAATTCAACGAGGTGCCAGATGCCTGAGCGTATCATCGCAATTACTGCCGACGTCGAAATGGTCATGGCTGCCGAAGGCGAACCAGCCGGTCCAAAGAAGTTTGCTGTCAAGGTCTATAACGGCGGCGCTCTCCAGGTGAACCGCTGGGACTATCCAGTCGTCATCGATCTCGCCGGTATGAAGGTCGAGAAGTCGGTGATTGCCAATCTCGACCACGTGCAATCACAACGCGTCGGACACGCCACCGAGGTGATCAACGATCTCAGCAAAGTATCAATCAGCGGGCTCTGCTCGGCTGCTACTGAATACCGCGACGAAGTCGTGAACAGCGCTGCTGATGGCTTCCCGTGGCAAGCATCCGTTGAAGTGCTACCGACGCAAGAGCCCGACTTTGTCGGCCAAGGCGAGACGGTCGAAGTCAACGGACAAAAATTCAAAGGGCCGATTCAAGTCGCCCGCAAATCACGGCTGTACGGCTTCGCGTTTCTATCACGCGGAGCTGACGGCAATACGTCAGTGAAGATCGCGGCTGAGGCCGCTTCATCCACAAACGGAGTATCAAGCATGAACGAGGATCTGAAGCAGTGGATCGAGGCGCAAGGCTTCGAGGCCGACAAGCTGAACGACAAGCAGCGCGATTCGCTCACGGCTGCGTTTGCCAAGATCGAAGCCGGTAGCAATGGTGCTGAAAAGAAGAAAGCGCCAGTTGATATCGCCGCTGGTGCTGGCAACGACGGTGCCTCGCTGATGGACGATCTCAAGGTATGGCAACTGTCGTCCATGCTCGCTCAACACTCCGAGCTGCAAGACGAGATCGACAGTATCATCGCCGCGCAAGAAGACGACATTCCGGACAAGACCAAGCTGCGTCTGATCCGCGCGACGGCCAAAGACAACATCGTCAACATCAAGCGCAAAGCGATT